ACCTGATTCTAATAATGCTCCCATTTTTAGTATTTTGTTTTGTTTGTTTTATTTGTTTATTTAATTACCCAATTTTACTCATCAAATCTTTCATTCTTAAGAACTGAGGATTCTCATAAGTTTTTGATTCAATTAGGGTAGTTGATGAACCTGTAGAAACACTCTTGTTTAATTTAGTTTCTACTGATTCGTTAATTGGTGTACTTTCAGTTTTAGACAATTCGTCTTTAATCGACTTATAAAGATTTTTAGATTCTTTCAAAGTATCTACATTATCAAATCTTCTAAGAATGTTAATTTTTTCTTTTTTAGTAGTCGAATGTTCAGTGAATAATCTTGTAGCATATGCCAAGTTTGAATTGAAGATAGCAACTTCATTAAGTTTTTCTCTGAAAACATTTAATGCTTTTCTGTATTCTTCATTTTTCTCTCTCAACGTTGCAACTTCTGATTCTGAGGATTCGGTTTTTACTCCGTTCTTACCATAAACAAAATTTCTGTTTGGGGTAATACCTTTTCTAAGTCCTCTTCCTTCTTTTGAACCCATTCCATAAGTTCTAGCAGCTTCTTTGGTTTCTCTTTTTTCAAAACCTGCGTCATCTCTACGAGCCTTAGTAGTTTTAAGATCTTTTGAAGCAATTTTACCATGCTTTGCTAATCTTTCATCTTCTCTGTCTTTGTATCCTTGACCTTCTTTTGTTTCTGCCTTAACAACTTTGGATTTTTGTTCCATATTTTCACCTTTCTTGTATTCGAATTTTGGTTTACCAGTACCAACTGATTTTGGTCCTTCTTTCTTCTTCTCATCGAATCCGCCTTTAGCTTTATCTTTGTAAGTGAATTTAGGCCCAGACCCAATTCCAACACCTTTAGGTTTTACTGTCGATTTTGCCTCTCTAACAGCTCTTCTATGGTTGTAAGATTCGTCCAAATCTTCTTCTTCGTACTCTTCTTCATCCATCATGTATTCTCCTTCTTCAAGGTCTTCTCCTTCTTCAAGATCTTCACCTTCTTCAAGGTCTTCACCTTCTTCAAGATCATCTTCCTCATTGAATTCAATTTCGTACATAACTTCTTCGTCTTGCTCCATGTCAATGTCCTCACCCATCTCATTGTTGCCAAAAATAGCATCAATTACAGATCCGGTAATGTCCATTTCATCCATTTCATCCATTTCATCCATTTCTTCTAAATCCATCATTTCATCTAATTCTTCTTCCATGGACTCACCAAGCTTAACTAAATATTCTGCATCAGTACCACTATCAGATAAATGAATGTCTTCTCCGTCTTTTTTTACGATGATTCCATCTTCTTCACCCATAGCTTTGAACACCTTAAGAATTTCTTCATCTGAAGCGTCAGTCAAATCTATTGGACTTTCTTCTGAATCCATATCCATGTCCATATCAAATTCCATGTCCATTTCCATATCATCATCATCATTATCAACAGGCATATCGGTATCGATATCTGTATCTAATTCAATCTCATCTTCCATATCTTGCTCTGACAGAGATTCTTTTACTAATTGGTTGATTTCTTCCTTCATAGTTGAAGCAAGTATTCCTTTTGCATTCTGGGCGATTGCTTCTTCAACATTTCTCATTTGAATTAACGCCTCTTGTACTAAATTTTTATTTTCTTGCATAGAAAAAAATTGTTTATTTTAACATATAAATAGTACCAAAATTAAAAAAATTCATTTTACGATATCCCCAAAATAAAAAAAGTGGTCGATTGACCACTTTTTTTGTTTCAGTTTGATTATTGATTACTCAATTACTTCGTCGATTTTACTTTCAGATACTGCAGTGATTCTCCAATCATGAGTGAATCCTTCGTATTTTTTAGTCACTTTAGCTTCCACATCTGTGACAGAGTAACCTTTAACAAGTTTCTCTTCTCTAACTTTTTTAATCTTACCTGTGTTTTCATCAGGGAAATCATACTGAATTTTTGCTACAAAATATTTTTCGTCCATAATTTTATTTTCCTAAAAAATCGTCTAATTTTCTCATTAAGTCAACCGACTTTCCAACATAGTCGTTATTTTGTTTAGATTTTTTTTCTTCCTCTAAATTTTCTTCATACTTACTTCTTTCGTCAGGGTTAGAAAATAAATAAGCTCCCGGTGTTGAAGGTGATGATACCAAATCAAAACATATTAATTCGAAGTCATCTTGTACTTCATTTCTTTCTCCAACTTTTTTTAATGAACCAACACCTCTTGATGAAATACCTAATGTCACTCCTTGTCTCATTAGGTTTGCTGCTTGGTCTCCTTTGGTTGAAACGATTCCTCTTTCGTGAAACCCTGGAGATGTCAATAATTTGAGTTTTCCCATTAGTATATTTTTATCCCACCATATGTCTGTGATGATGTGAGATACTCTATCTAAGTCAATTAATGACGACTCAGGGTGGTTTAATTCTGATGTGGATAACCCCTTAGAAATTGCTTGCTTATATCTTTCAGATTCTCTTTTCAAAATCCTTTCAGGATACGTTCTTCCATTTCTATTTGGTGTGTCGTATTTTTGAAGAACTGCATAAAACTCAAATGGATTTCTATAATCTAAATTGGCAGCTTCTTTTAGAACATCAATATTATGAGTGTCTTTGGGAGAAACCCAACCTGCATCCATTTCAATCAATATACCATGGCCAAGTTCGCTCGCTTCTAAAATTCTTAAATTTTTCATCTAATCTTTTAAGATAAATATACGGATTTGGATTGTTTGCTAGTTTTCGTCTTTTTTAGAAATCGAAAAATCAAAGTATTTGTTTTGAATCACGTTATTTTTATAGATGGATTTGACTATAGTTTTTATTGATTCTTTTAGTTCATCACACTTGAAATCCATATCACGTAGGGTATATAGATTGATTTCCAAATTGAAAAATGATTTTTTCCCTTTAGATATTCCACTTGTCCGAAGGTCCAAATCAACAATATTTTTTTCTTGAAAAATTTTACAATCTATTGATTCATAAACGGAATTTTTTATTTCTCGTCCCAATCCTGAGACAACTCGGTTCCAATTATCTAACTCTTCTTTTGGTGTAACCCACGATTGAATATTTATGTAAACTGATTTTAAGTTTTTGGAATCTACTGTCCCATACTGTGATTTTATGGGATTGAACAGGTTAAGTTTAACACTTTTTCCTTTTTTCATTAATAATGATATTATGTACGTTTATTAATGAAATTATATACATAATATGTATGATTGTCAAAATTTTTTTATATTTGTGGATATTTCTAATATATGATAATAATAAAAATAAATCAGGGTAATCCCCTTGAGAAGGCTCTCAAGACCCTAAAGTCAAAAGTAATTAAAACAAAACAAAATCAAATTTTATTTGATAGGAAACAATATACAAAAAAATCTGTACTTAGAAGAGCACAGATTTTGAAGGCAAAACATATTCAAAGTCTTAAAGACAAATCAAATTGATTCTTCCAAATTTTTTAATTTCAAAAAGTTTAATTGGTCGAATTTTTCAGATTTAATTTTGTCAATCGTTTCTGAAATTTTTGTTTTCATATCCTGTGAGTCTTCATTGTTTTGAAGATTAGTTAGTTTGGATATTGTACTTTCTCTTAATGTTTCGAATTTTGTCTCCAAAGTTTTGGTATCTTCAGAAACTATTTGGAAAAATTCTTTTTTAGAATTTTCATCCAAAGTAAGTATGTAGTTATTAACTGTTTGATTTGCCACCGTAACCATAGAACTAATTGGGATATTTATACTTTCCTTAATAGATTCTTTCGTTGATGTAATAACCTTTAGGATACTTTTCTTCGCATTAACTCTTTCAAGTAAATCTACTCCTTGTGTATAAACTAAGGTATCAATATCGGAATATTTGTTTTCAGTTTTTTCGGAAAGTGTGATTGGAAGTTTAATACTTGACAAAACTTTGTTTAATAGACTAATCCCTTCTTCAATAAAATATTTTGCGTCCTGTTCACTTAACCCTTGGGGTGAACTCAGTTGGTCATATATTGCGTATGCTTTAGACATAGCTTTATTACTCAAAACGTTGTGTTTGAATTCTCGCAAAGTCTTCTTGAATTCTACTTCATTTTTGTAGGATTCTAAGAGATTTTTTTCAATTAGGGATTTTACTATTCCGAAGGTCATGGTGTCTTTTTCAAATAAATATTATGAATTTAATAACTTATCTAAGTGTTTTGAAATTTCTCCTAAAGAATCTTGTGCCTGACCCAAATTTATCACTCGAGATCCTTCAATTAAATTATTTTCCACTAAAATATTAAGGTCTTTTTTCCTTGATTCTGGTGTTACTTCTGTTGGTGGTGCTTCTTCCGCACCTCCTGCCGGTGGTAATTCAGGTTCCCCTCCAGGAATCTCTCCTCCTCCACCGAATGATGGTGAGGCCCCCAATTCTTCTCCACCATCCGTAGTTGTCGCGGCACCAGCCGTAGGAGTTGCACCTGTTTGACTGCCATACAATTTGTCGATATTATCAAACAAACCTGTTTTGGTTATCACAGTTGGAGTTGCTTTAAGTTCTTCACCAACAGCTCTTTCAATTCTTTGTTGTTGTAAGTCTAAACGAACTTCGTCATCAGACCATCCAAATATGTGTTTCTTAGCCCATGTAGATGAAGTTGCCTGTATTCCATTTCCTGGATCGGAAACCAAATCTTTATACAATAATACTTTTTCTTTCCAAACATCAATCTTCAACAAATCCGCTTGAGTTGATGGGTTTGTTAATCCAAGTGTAAAGTTTGATAATTCATCTTCAAAACCCAATAAAAATAAATGTACAATGGCAATTTTATTAAGTTCTGCCAACATACTTTTTTGGATTCTATTAATTGTACGAGCAAATCTAATGTCTTGTAACGCCAAGTTTTTACCATCACCTACCACTTCTTCAAATCCTAAGAAAGCTTTAGGTACTCTCAATGCCGTCAATAATTTCTTTTGAATATATTCAATATCGGCAATTTCAGACAAGTTAGTTGCTCCAGGTAATGTAGTAATTGGATCTGGAGCTGCCGGATCACGAACAGGAATAAAGAAATCTTGGTCAACGGCCATTTGATTGAATCTCATGTCTACGTTTCCTGTTTTACTATCTACAACTTGTTCTCTTTTGAATTTGTTTGCAACACGCTGTACATACGCTTCTACATCATCATCGTTCATGTTACCGACAAAGACCTTAAATAACTTTCTTTCGGGTGCTCTTGATGTTCGATAAATCAACATAGCGTCTTCACAAAGTAATAATTGTTTCCAAATACGTCTAGCCTTTTCTAACATAGACGTTCCATAAGGAAGTTTTCTATCATCACCTAATAATCTGAAGTGAGCAATTTCCCATGATTGGAATTCCATATTCTTATTCTTCCAAGTAAAGTGTAATGCTTTCTTGTCTTTATCAACTTCATTTTTTACATCGACAGATATTTTACCACTTGCTCCAACTTCATGTCTTTCGATTTCTATAGTTGGTAATTGTTGACATCCAACAATACCTTTTTCAGGGTCTAATTTAAGATACACAAAATTGTCGCCATATTTACAGGTATTCCGTGTCCACATTGGAAGGTTGGTATTAACATCTAAAGCATTGTTGAACAAATCCGCTAATACCCCTTTTATTCTTTTTGATTCAGAATAAATTTGTAGAATAAATCCATCTTCATTTGTTGTTGTAGATTCTTCTGCATAAATGTCTAAGGCGGCGGAAATTTCAGGTGTATACTCCATAGACTCATAATCATACTGTGCCGACAATCTTGTTGGTTCATAGTATATCGCCTGAGAATAAAGATTGTTTTCTACCTTAGCCCATTGATTGGTAAGGTAATATGTTTGTTGTGCTTGGAGTTTTTCTTTTTCGTATTCTTCTCTACTTTTGGTTCGCAGAAGTTCCTTTTTATCAAACTTAAATGTCGGATAATCTTGATTGAGAAGTGAATTAGGTCCAAATGTTTGTGACAATCGTTGCCAAACTGTCATATTTTGTTCTGCCATACGTAATTTTACTATTTACCCTGATAATATAAATAGTTATTTAGCACCAAATAACCAACCATATTTTTGATAATCCGCTTTACTGGCTCCATTATTATTAAGGTTCGGGTCCCTACCCATCTGAGGTACCATTGGGTTGAAAAAATCTGAAGAATTTTTATTTTCATTCATCACAGTAGACCATGAATTCAACATGGCTTTTGTATGATTAACAACTTTAGTTAATGATTGAAATGATTTTTCAGCGACATAAATCGCCATGGAAAGACCCATAATACAGTCATCATGTTGTCCTTTCTGGTGGTCGGGTCTTCCATGAATATATATAAAGGTATTCATCTCATTGTATGTCCTATGAGAATATATTTTGAATCCGTGTCTAACCCCCTCTTCAAATGCTGCAATAATTTGAACTCTTTTTGTGTTGAAGTTGATACCAGGAATTTTTTCATTTATTTTCGGGTCCCACTTCCATTTGTTAGAAGTATCGACTCCATCAACATACAATCCGGGTTGATATTGTAATTCTTGCATTTTTCTGGCGGTTGAAACTCCCATACCTCCTGTAATATCAATTACACAGAATGCATTGTACATTGTCCCCCACTTATAAGCAATTTCTGCTAAAACATCGGGAGGGATTTTACCAACATATTCTAATACTTGTTCCCGTTCATCAAAGTCAATGATTTGGATTGATGAAAAATCCTCAGAGTCACCACGAGAAACGTCAACCCCCATAACATACTTATGTCCATTTACAGGTTCCTTAAAAATCCACAAAGCATTACCCATAAGTTTGGCTTGTGGGGCCCTTAGTTGGTTTTTGGAAATGTTCTGCATTAAATCTGAATCGAATACGTTATCACCCGATCCTAAGAAGTTACATTCAAGTTCTTGAGCAACTTTACGTCTATCGTACTTGAGCTTTTTTACCATTCCCTCAAACCATGCAGAACAAGGTTTATATCCTTGGGAAATATAATCTGTTACAATAGAATGGTCTCTATCATAAGGATTATTATTGGCTAAGTTAATTACTGTATCTATTGGATAATCTTCACGATTCAAAAGATAATGAACCAAATCATTTGTCTTTACCATGTATAAATCTTTGGTATAACGAGGGTCTCGATACCAAAACATTTCAGAGATTTTGAAATCATTCATTCCTCTTAATGCTTGGTCATAGATTTCGTAATATATTGGATCGTAACCGTTTGGTGTAGAAACTACAATAACTTTACCACCAGTAGATAGTGAGGCCATACAAGCAGACCAAAAGTCTCCATCTGCCTCGATAAAGGCTGCTTCGTCAAAAATAAGAATTGTTGGTGTATAACCTCTAAGTGCATCTTTGGATGTTGCCACCGCTTTGACCTCACATCCATTATTAAGTTTGAAATGTCTTTGGGAGTTTTTTTCTACCGAAAACCCGATTGAAACCCAACTAGGCCATTGTTCAATAAATGACCTTATCTTGTTAGCCATTTCAACTGAAGTATCCAACTTATTGGCAATGATTAGAACTTTTTCAGGTTTTTCTTTTCTTGCAAATGCAAGTTTTTTTGAAGCCCAAGCTGCGGTTACGGTTGAAACCCCGGCTTGTCTGTATTTCAACGCAATGTTTTCGTTGTGGGTTTCGTAATCTTCAAGTAGTGAAACTTGGTCAGGAAAAAGTTCTAATGGGACATACTTTGATACCGTATTATCGTATGTCTGTAAATAAGTACGAAGTGCATAAGGGGTATTCCTCATACACTTCGTATATTCTATTATTAATTGTTCTTTGTTCACACAGTTAAATCATATTCTGATTTATGGTCTTGGAATTCCCAAATCTCTATAAAGTTGGTCATAATCATCATCATCATCGTCTTCAAACCCTTCTTCTCCTTTGAAATCATCATACTCGCTCTTTGACTGTTGAGCTTGTTTCATAATTTCTTTAAATTTTGCAGTTGCCTTTCTTACTTTTGATTCATCTTCAGAAATTGCATTACCAATGATATCTAAAAATTCTTTAGCTTCTGTCTTATAG